CTCTCCTCCGGCAACTCTTGTTTCGTTTATTTTAATAGTAATAACAGCTCCGCCACTAATAGTAGTAACATTTTTAGGGACTATTGCAACACCACCAAAATTATTTAATTCTCCTAAAAACAATAGTGGGCCATCAAAAATAGTTCTAGAAGAAGAATTTCCCCATCTAGATCTTTGATTTATTCTCCAAGAATCACCAATTGTATGTCCAGTTGTTTTGGCAAACCTGATTGTGCATAAAGTTTTTGTACCAGATGATATTACTTGATTTGCTCCCGTAATTGCAATATTTTGAAAGAGAGATGCTCCGGAAACATCTGTAGAAAGAACTGAGACTTTAAAGGTATCTATACCAGATGCGTTTCTTCCATCAATTTCAATTCTTATACGCCTATCTACCGATACGCTTTCTGATTTATTTACAACAGCCAAGTCATTTGTGCCAGTCCCGTAAAAAACAGGGTCTTCAGTAAAAGAATGAGTATTAAGTATTGGTATTGCGGCTGGATCGCTTAGTGCGCATGGAAAAATTGCCCCATACAAAGAAGCTTTTGCAGAGTTAGCCCCTCTGCTTGTTGTTTTGTTTACAATTAGATTAGTCGCAGAAAATGCAGTATTTCCGTCGGTCTTTACCTTCATGTATACGCCAGATATCTGTCCTTTTTTATTATTTAAAAAGTCCTTTGCTTTTACGACTACATCAAGGACTTTAAACTCTGTATTGCTATACGTAATTCCATTTGGATTAACCTTAAACACTATGTAGTCGTTGGCGTGAACCTTGTCCACGTCAGACTCGTTGATCATAAAATACGTATAAATTCCCTCGGTATAAAAAATGTTGGGGAATATAGTGTAGTACTGTCCCTTTGCTTGCTTTACAAATATCCTATACTTCGTAGCAAATGCGGGAGCCTCGCTTATTATATTAACCTTTAAGTAATTGCTTGTATCTGAATTTGCCGATGAAACACTTGCTGTGTTTGTAGTCGATGTCAATACGGTGCTCATTCTACCGTAGTCGTCCATATAAGATATGCCAACCTCGTAGTCTCTGTCAGAGTGAAGCGTCTTTACCGGCGTGTTTACAACATACCCTATATTAAGCTTACTCTCGCTAACAACACTTACAGAGTAATTCGGAACAATTCCCTTTCCAGCTATGGATACAATGTTGTAAAACTGCGTATAGTTTCCGTAGATAATTCGGCTGCCAATTAGCTCTTGAGCCTTTGCCTTTAATGGAACGTTGTCAAATAGTCTTGTTAGTTGGTTTGACGGCAATACGCCATATACTTTGTTATTGGAAAATCCAGAGAATGTAGCATTGGTTCCAGAAAATGTAACACCTTGGATATTATTCAATACCAAGTCCGCCCTTACCAAGTTCTCAATTACGTTAACATTAGTACTAGCTGCGTCCTTGAATAACAACTGGATCTCTTTTATGTTTGACCCGCCAATAGAAAAAGAAATATCTATAAGGTTGTATGTGTTCTGCATTGACTTGTTTACACCAGTCCCATAGTCAAATGTAAATACACTTGGTTCAAATCCAACAACAGAGATCGGAGAGAAAGAAGAGTACTCGTTGTTCATGTACTTGTACCTGTAAGCGAAGTACAAGAATTTGTCCTTGATATTGTTTGATGCGTTAGAGTCATTTCTAAAGACCAATGTAGGTGCAGCCAGTGGTGGCTTTACAATTACGTTTATACTCTCCTCTGTGAAGTTGTTGTAAGCGTAGAAAGCCTTTGTATCAACCCTCCTAGGTGGGTTTAAATTGTCTGTCCAGAATAATAGACCACTAATGTAATTTACACCAGTGATTAAGTATTCAGAATTGAAGTTTAAGACATTGCTAGATCCGCCTCTAGTGTCCATTGCAATATTGGATGTAAGGCCTGTCTGTGAATTGTAAGATGCAATGATGTTTCCCGTAACAGCCTTTACAAACCAGAAGATTAAGAACTCGGCAGGGACAGCTATAGAGCCAATCGTCTTGGCCCCGGCCAAAGAGAATGCACTTCCAGAAAAAGCAGTCGCAGCGGCAGCTAGTCCGCTCACCTGTGTATTACCTAGCTCGTTAGCTACAGCGCCAACACCGGCGTCCTCAGAGGTTCCTACGGTTATGTTAAGAGCATTACGATACTGCCCGTTTGGAACTAGACGCTCGTCTAGGTCCTTATTCATTATGCCGGATACCAGCGACCTTGTTATTTGCATTATTTAATCCAGTTAGATTGATTCCGTAATACCATCAACAATCTACCAGAGTGCAAGTTGCTCATCCTAATCTTTGCGGTGCGAAGAAGGGCTGACTTCTCTTCTCACGCTCTACGAACGATATACTCCTGTACTCCAACACGATTGTTTAAAATACACCACTTGATATAGCTATACATGAAGTCCTCGGCAAGCTTGTTTACCTTGACCAATGAGTCGTCACCGTTCTCAAGACCATCGGAGATGTACTCCATCACCAATAACTGGTCAGACATCTGAGAGCTGAAGTTAATCACGCCAGAGCCTTGATCGATTCTGAAGTTCGGATTACCGTTGGCAGTCTCTCCGTTCAGGCCGAAGTATCCGCCCAAGTCATAGTTAAAGTACCAATAGCCATCTACAAGCCATCCATATCTTCCGTTTGCCCAAGCGTCGCCGGTGAACAATGACTGCGTTCCGCCTTGGATTCTCTTTATGTCAAGCTCAGACGTGCCCGTAAGCACCTCTCCGTTCTGATCGTATAGGATATTGTCACTAGAGTCCTTTAGGTATGTCTGTGCGTAGTTTACGGTCTTGCTCTCTAGTAACGGGAATAACACGCCCTCGTTCTCCAATGAGATACGAACGTAGTTAATGTAGTCAGGTGGCAGTATCAACTTAAGATCTGGGCCAATCCTAAACTCAAGGACACGAACATTCCTAGCCGCATCGTAGTTGAGTTCCTGTATAGAACGCTTTGCGTAGAACAGTACATTGTACCTGTTCACGGTTCCGATCAACTTGTCGTCACCAACATACATAAGCATGAAGTTATTAACCACGTCAGCAAGGCTGACATACTGGTACTCCCCATTATTATTGGGGTCTGAGTAGTATTGTTGATTGCTTATATATGCCATTATGATTGCTTGGTTGACTCTGCGTTTTCTCCGGCCATTGCGAACTGAACCACATCGGCCTCACGGATATTAACACCAGCGTATGAAAGGATCTTGAAGACTAAGTCGTTTTGTGAGCTTTCCGAAAGCTCAAAGTCTTGATAGTCAACAGCTGACTGGTTGAATATAGGCGACCCTGACACGACAGAGTATGTCCACTTAGGATCAACAGGATAGCGAACGTGCAGAGCGCTGACATTCGTTTGGATTGTGCTCGGATATACATAATAAAAATTCTCCTTCTCATAGTACGCAGGGTACGATGTAGTGGGAGCCGTCAAGTTTGACGAGATAAGGTTCATAATTTTGGTGTGAGCCACGTACTCAATCTCTTTGTTAGCGTAAAGTAGAACGTTAACAAAATAAGAATTAGAAGGTGCAGGAAAAGCGCCGGCACCAGAATTATACGTAAGAGTCGCTTGCTCACTAAATCTATCAATTTTTTCTGCAATTTGTTTTTGAATATCTGAGTAGCCATCGTTGGCCATTCTGGCGTTTCTTTTATTAACCCAGTTAGTGTAATCGTAAAATTGTTGTTCAAATATCTCTAGCTGAGCCTGCTTGGCAAACAAGTTGAACTCATCCGGTGTAATATAACCGTTGTTGTCCTTGTTTATGATAGCCATAACAGTATTTCTAACCGTGTTAATCATGTTCTCACAAAGATAACAAAAAAAGGCCACCCCTCTCGAGATGGCCTTAGTTTTAAATAGTCTTGATGTTTACGCTACGGTAATTCCGCTAACTGCGTATGGAAGACCTGATACAGTGTATGCAACATAAGTCCAAGGAGTCTGCAAAGCAGCAACTACGGAATTTTGAATTGCGTCACGCTGTGTCTCGTCTCCTGCACCAGCAGTAGCATGTGTAAGTGTAACCACTTTGCCACCACCGTAAACGATAGTAACTGTAGTTGTAGAGGCTTGCTCAATCAAAATGATTCCTGTAGCCTGAACTAGCTGATTTTGTTCGCTAGTAACTGGGATGCTTAAAAATTTTTCCATACAACAAATATACGTATAATTATGATAACTTAGACTTCACCATCTCTAATACTTCTTTCCCTTCAGCAGACTCTAAGTATGCAGTCAAAACATACACAGCGTCTTCGCCCTGCTGCACGTTCATCAACTTACGCTTGTTTCCGGTCATGTTAAACCAGATCTCACGGTTATTGTTACGCATACCAAACAAGCCCTCAGAAAGCGCCTTAGAGGCTAAAGCTGTCTCGGTCAATGATGGGTCGTTCAACATCTCTAGCAACTGAATTGGATACTCTCTTGCGTACAACAAGATGTCTCTCTTCAACTCTGGAGTAGTCATTGTGTCAACTACAGGCCCCCAAACCAATCTAGCTACAGCTAACATGGTATCTAGGTCCATATTTCTAGCGGAGATCTGAGCGTCTAGCTCTACATTCATGTCCTCGATGTCGATCATAGCCTCTTTTTCTGGATTCAACTCCATAAAGATCTGGCCATTTAATGGATGGATATCCAAGAACTGTGACAAAAGAGGATTGTTTGCTGGAACTACCAAGGCTCCATCTTCAAAGACAACAGGCTCGACAATTGCATTGTCGTCTTGTTCGTCTTCAAATACAGACTTTTGGTTTCTTGCA